AAGACACCTACCTCGTGACAAGTGGCGAGCCATTTGGAACGAAGCCATCAACAAGTCAGGGATTGGTTGGTATCCCACTACTCATGACCTTCGGCACGCTAACGCTACCCAGTTGTTAAAGAACGGGGTAGATGTGCATGAGGTCAAAGAGCGGTTGGGTCATCAGTCAATCGTAACTACGGAGAGATACCTGCATCGTATCCGCCACCAGCAGTCAAACGCAGCCGAGGTTGTGAATGACTATTTGGAGTGATTATGAAACTAACAAGAAAAGGAAAGATAGTCTTCGGAACGTTCTTTACAGGACTATTTGTAGTAGTTAATGGAGTTGTGGGTCTTCCACAAGCCTATAGCCCTACAAAAGCCGAAGCACTAACAAATCAACAAGGAAAGCAAGTAACCGCATTAGCCAAATACATAAATGCAGATAGCCTTACCGACACCCAGTTGGTAGAACTTCTGCAAGCAGTAGGCTTCAAAGGTCAAGACCTTAAAGAAGCATGGGCTATTGCAAAGAAAGAATCACATGGTAATCCGCTATCACACAATGGTAATCGTAAGACTGGAGACAACTCCTATGGTCTATTCCAAGTAAATATGCTTGGTTCAATGGGTGAAGATAGACGAGATAAGTTCAATTTGGTTTCAAATGCCGAACTGTTCAACCCTGTGGTTAATGCCCAAATCGCTTATCACATGAGCGGTGGAGGTAAAGACTGGAGCGCATGGAAGGGGCTAAAAACTAAAGCCGTAAAGTTTTGGTTAGCCAAGTTCCCTTCCCAGCACAAGTCGTAGCCAAAGCACAAAGCAAAAGCCATAGCAAAAGCAGGAGCATAATGGAAGCCCCCTCAGAAATGAGGGGGTTTTCTTTTTGTGTTACACTCAGAGAAGGAAAGGGGGTAGGAAATGGCAAAGCATCACGACAAAGTTGCAGCAGCACTAGCAACAAGAATTGCAAATATGCCTAAAGGCGAAGGTTACAAGAAGCCTGGAAGTATGAATCCAAGAAAGACTGGGTTTATGAGCATCAAGGCTAATGAAGCCAAAAGGATTTTAAGTAAGTAAGGATAAGCCCTGAGAAATCAGGGCTTTTTCTTTATCCTTGTACCTATGTCAATCCCATTAGCGACTTCATACCATGCAGGAGACCGCTCTTTTGAACGCGATGTACCTTATCGCCTTGCTTCTAATGTAGTAAAAAGTGGTCGTCAAACAACGCAAGAAAATGGAAACATACTTCACGAAGACCGTGACCCAGACAATATTGACCACGTTATTAAAGTCATTACGACTCCTCACCCAAAGAAGATTATTACAGTCATTAGAGATAAGACTCGCCCCTTTGCAGAAGAACAAGCAAGAGCAAAAGCAGATAAAGCTGCAAAAGGAGAAGCAAAAGCAAAAGCAGACACAACTGCTGCTCGTAAAGCGGCACAGAAAGCAAGAAAACAAGCACGTTCTGCAAAGGCTAGTAACAAACAGCCTAAAGGCAAGAAGTAAAAAAAGAAGCCCCCCAAATAACTGGGGGGCTTTTCTTAATCTCTACACGAGTGACAAACACCGTCAGAAGATTCTTTTAAGAGTTCTTCAAACTCTTCAAAACATTTTACGCATTTTACTTTCATTGACTATCCTTAATTAATTTGACCTCACAAGCGTCTGTTGTGCAGTAAGCCTCTCCTATAGCATCGGCTGCCATACCTGCATAGACACCTGTTAAGTCAATAGGCATAAGGTTCATACGACCTTCTTCATACTCCTCAGATGTAATTTGTGTGTAAGGCATCTGTGGGTAAGTCATGTTACCCATTGGTAGGAAACTAATCGTCTTTAGCTGACCATCGTGCATGTGCAAAATAGAAGCAATAGAGTCTGACTCCTTCTCAGGGTCAAAGGTTACAGTTACAGAAACAGAGTTATCTGACCAGTAACGCTGTACAACTACAGCAAGTGCAACCTTCTCGTGGACTGAAACTTCTTTCTCTGCTCTCTTAGCATTAGTCTCAATTGGGAAGAATACAACGCTTGTTGTTTCTGGAGATTCAGAGGCTGGTTCAACTCTGTAGTTAGCCATCTTAAATAGCGGAAGCATTGGGTCAGAGTTTGCAAAGCGAATTGCTCTGTTAAAGAACTTACCGCCTGATGCCCAGTGAACTCCAGGAGATTCACCAGCAAGGATAGAAACTGTTCCAGATGGCTTTACTGTAGTCATCTTGATTGACTGACGAATTCCAAGCCACTCAGAGTAAGACTCGTCATACTTCTTTACGACCTCATAGCCAGTGTTTAACCAGTCACGCAAAACAGTCCAACCGTTGTTGTCTGCAAAGTTAGCGATACCAGATATTGATGTTCCGATACGGCGGTTGCGTTGCATAATTGCGTTTGTCTCTTCCCAGTGAGTTGGTAGAAGAGTTACAGTTTTGGCGTACAAGTAAGCAAACTTCAATGTTCTTTTGAAATCTTCTAAATCAGTGTGGCGATTCAAATAAGTTTCAACAAGTGTGCAGCATTCGTACGACTCAAGAGACTGCTCAGCACAAGGGTTGTACCCAGCAATACGCCAGTCCTTGTTGTTAGGTGGGTCAATAAGACGACCGTACTTGCGTGATACATCCATCCACACAACTCCAGGCTCACCATTACGAACAATGCCGTCAATAATCTTAGAGAAATCTGAGCCAACCTTTGCCTCTACAGAGTTGTTAGACATCCAAGCCCAACCTGGATTAGCAGGGTCATAAGAGTTACGCTCAGGAAAGACTTCTGGGTTCTTAAGGTTTAAGAAAGTATCATCGTCAATCTGACCTATAAGAAGCTCAGCACTACGACGTACATTTCCTGAAACAACACAGACACCAATCATATTTCCAATGTCTGCTATGTCAGTTTTTGATAACTTCTCACCAGCACGACCAGCAAACATCTTATTGATGTGGGTGTGCAGTCTTAGGAGAGGTTCGTGTCCTGCGGCTGTTCCACCAAAAGTCTTGATTGGCGTACCTGCTGGGCGGACTTCTTGGTAATCAAATACTGGAGCCTTTGTATCTGGCTTGAGGTAGGCATTGATGAGGGCGGCTGTAGATTCAACCCACCCTTCTCTTGTGTCAGGGATTTTATACTCGTAAGTTTCTTTTGGTTCATAGATTGTGAAGTCCTTGTCTGCTCCCTTGTCATCAAAGCCAACGCCCACTCCGAGCATTGAGGCTTCCATAAGGAAAGCGAATGGTTTTGCTGGGTCTGTCTTTACCATTGACCCAGTAGATACAAACGCACAGTTCTGCAAAGCAGCAGAGTTGCGTTGCTCATTAACGAGTGGGGTACCCATTACCCATAGTCCACGTCCAGGTGGAGTCCACTTCAGGTTGAAGAGACGGTCAAATGCTTCTTTAGCCGAGGCTGCTGCCTTGGCGTCTGACCAAGGAAGTCGCTGACGCTTGGCGTGGTCTTTCTGTAAGGAGTACATCCCGTTGATGACACGCTCACACACATCTACCCAAGTCTCCTTAGTACCATCTGCCTTCAGGCGTGAATAGGTACGGAGAAAGGTAATTTCTCCAACGGAGTTTCCAGCGGCATCCCTGTACCCAAAAGGAGCCTTCTTGTCCTTGTACGAAGCGACGAAGTCATTTGTTAGTTCAAAAGAAAACAGACCCAATTCCTTACCACCATTTCTATGTTTGTGTAAATACCCCTCAACAGGGAGACCTATTGTGCCGTGGCGAAACCTACCACGCACTTGTTAACTTTGTTTACTTCAAAATCTATCTTGGCAGGGTGAACTACTGATATGTTTCCTTTACAAAGACACCAGTTCCTCTAGAGCGCAAATAGTCCACTGCTCGTTGAAGAGCATCAATGTCATCTGCTATAACTCCCAAAGCAAAATTACACGAGGTACATAGAAGTCCACGAATCTCGTTTGTAACGTGGCTATGGTCAACCGATAACCTGTAAGGAGCATCTTTGGATGAGGCATTGCACACAGCGCAACAATACCCCTGTTTTTCAGCCAGGTCTAAAAACTGCTCTTTGGTCAATCCATACAGGTTAAACTTCTGGTCATAACTGGCTTTTATCTTATCCTCGGTTTGCTCAGTTTCAATGTAAATAGGTTCCCAATCGGCTGGGTATGTTTTCATAGTAGTAGCCTCACTGTTATCAAGTAGGAGTGGGTTGGTTAATCTTCTATAGAAGACTGAATAATCCTTGTGACTGTATCTTCTTTAAGGGCTTCTGGTAACTCTCGTAGAGCTTGAGCTTTGTCTCCAAAGATGGCTGAGAGAACTCCACCAGAGCCTTGACGCTGCGCTGTAATCTGGATGAACTCTTTATCTGATGCCATGTCGTTAACTTCTTTTACCATTTTGATTAGGCGGTCAACTTCTTGAGAGACGTTGGGGTCTGCGTATCCACCATTCATTTCTTCAGCAAAACGCATAAAAGCAACTCTTTGACCCTGCATTTCAATCATTGAGGTCATCAAAGCCTTGAGTTGGTCTTTGGTCTTTACTTCAATTGGAAGGTTAAAGGCACAGGTATTCTGTGGCTTAAAGGCTGGACAGTTAGCAGCCACGAAGCAAGTGTCACATTGTCTTAAAGAAGATTGCTGAGTTTGTACAACTGGAATGTCCATCAAAACGTCTTTGCCATCGTCATCTGTTTCAACAACAGTCTTCATCTTGTACCCAAAAACAGGTAGGTTTTGAACCTCATTTGGGTCTCTCTGGATGACTTCTTGGCGCTCAACTTTCCGCATCTCAGAGGCACTGTTATCAGAAGGGTACCCCCCTAATTCCATCAAACCACTCATGAGTGGAGTGTCACTGTTGTCAGATACTATCTTGTTTTTGCCACCATCAATGATGTGCAAATCAGGGGTTTTCTTGTCCATGGATGACTCCAACTGTAGGTATGACCAGACCGCAACTCTAGTCGCTTCAAGGGTGTTATCTTGGCTAAACCCTAAATAGTCTAGGCCTGCCTTCTCTACAATGCGCTTGTAGCGAGGTCGTGCTTGGTCTTTCATACGCTTTGGGTAACGCTTGATTTGTGAGCCATCCCAGACGATTGTTTCGCCTCTTCGCATTGGGCTAAGCCACGACAATGTGCTGGCAGTGCTAAATGGTACCTGTCGGATGTTATCTGGCTTGGCACAGGCAAGGGCGTGGTACTGCGTACCAAACTGCCTTTGGTAGCCCCGTGTGAGGGCTGCTAGGCTGGTTACAGACTCAATCTCGTCGTTGGGTATGACTACGTTCTGGTAGGTCTGAGACATTAGTTTGAGGGAAGGAAGCCCGTATTCTTCGTGCCAGACTACCCAAAACTTAGGGTCGTGTTCGTAGAAGGGACGCTGGGCTTCTACCCAGTCCTTGCCTAAAACTATAGAGTCAAACTCCATAAAAGCTGAAGCACGTTCACTGTTGTCCACCAGGAACTCCTGGTAGTCAGCGGCTAAAGAAGTTAGTTCTTCTTTTGAGAGTCCTGCTTTGTCAGCTTGAGCTGCACCAGACTCAATGAACACCTGGGTATCGGCTTCAAAATGCTCGCTAATCAACCATCTTTTAGTGGTAGGCAACCCTCTTTTGCGTAGAGTCCAAAAGTTGAGTCCCATTGACTCAACCTTTGAGCCAAAAAGAAGATTGCGGTTAGAGCCTACTTCAGCCCCGCTAAAGATGATACGCATCAGTCAGACCAGAGTTCAGCCACTGTATCTTTTGGTCTTGTTGCTTGTTCTGAGCGTGCAATGTTGACCTTGGTAATGGAATCCTCAATGTCTGACCAGCGTCGTACCTTCTTTGGAGCATCTGGTCGGTTCTCAACTGTTGCAAAGTTAGGATGGCTAAAGAGGACTGCTGGAACTCTTTGTTCAGTAAACACCCATGCACACATAGTTGGGTCAGCATCTACATACATCTCAATAGGGGCCCTGGAACGAGAGATAGTGAACTGTCTCTTCTTTAGGTCCTCACCCTCTAATGCAAAAGAAGAATCAATCAAATCATCGTAGTTAATGATTCCGTGCGACTGTAGCCAGTGCTTAGCGTCTTCTTCTCCACGAGAAGTCATAATGGCTACACGGTTGTTAATATTTAGGGCGTAGTAAAGCGCCACTCCTGCACGGATTGGTTCTCCAGAATCCGAACTTAGTACGCCGTCTAGTGATACGAGTATGTTCATCTATCCCTTTGCTCGGTATGTTGCTGCTCTTCTAATAAGAGTCTGAGTATCTGGCAGTTCAACGCCATAGGTTTCGTCAGCTTGTTGCGCTTTGTATGCTGACCAGTACTCAGACATTTTTCGTAGGGCAGGTACGGTTCCGTACTTCTTTCCAGCCTGCCATCTATAGTTGTAAAAATCTGCATAACCTTGACCTTCTGTACGGAAAGCAAACTTTCGTGCTCCGTGAATGTCCTCATACATTGCAGAGCCCTGT